CTCGACCAGAGCAACCTCGCGTTTGCGATCCAGTCCAAGGCTTTCTTCTCGGAGATGGCCGGAAACCTGGACACCCTGGCCGGTCTGAGAACCGAGGCCCCCACGCTGGGCCAGGAGCGTCTGCTCTCCGAAAGCAGTCACCAGCGTGTGGCTGACATGCAGGAGCGAACGGTCGAGTTTGCCAGGGGCGTGATCCGCGACCTGTCGGCAATCATGTGGTATTCACCGATGATTGACATGCCCATCTCAAAGGAGATAAACGGCGAGCAGATCGGTGATGAGATCCGCTGGCCGTACCCCGAGCAGGACTACCTGCCCGAGGATCTCCGCGAGGGCGATTTCTTTGATTACAACCTCGACGTTGAGCCATACTCGCTCCAGCACCACCCGCCGGCTGCGAGGATTGCGGCCATTGACCAGATCATGATGCAGGTGCTGTTGCCTGGAATGCAGTTGTTGCAGGAGCAGGGCAAGAGCATAGACTTCGGCGCATACATGCGTATCAAGTCTAAGTACATGAACCTTCCCGAGCTGGAAGAGATCGTGGTGGACGCCTCCGGCGAAGCGTCCGGCGAGCCGGCCCACCAGGAGCGGGGCGGAAACTCCCCGGTCAGGCAAGCCCCGGTGACCCGGCGGGAGAACGTCCGCATCAACCAGCCCGGTGCCAGTAAGAGCGGGGCCGAGCAGGTCCTGATGAACACACTTATGGGTGGTCAGTCGCAGCCCGATGAACGTGCCGGCGCGGTGAGGGAGTCACTCTGATGCCAACATACGGGTACGTCACTGAAAACGGCGAGGTGGTTGACATCATGATGTCCGTCACCGAGATGCAGCGTCGGCAGAACAAGGACGGGTGGATCGTGCTGGACGACGGTCGCAAGGCTCGCCGCAGCTACAAGGGCATGCTGCCGGTGACGCCGTCCACGTACCCCAAGCGTTCTGACGCCATGGGTGTCCACCCGTCCCAGGTCAAAGAGGCCAGGGCTGCCGACGAGCGGCTGGGTGTTCCCATTCAGTACGACAAGAAAACCGGCGAGGCAGTTTACGAGTCCAAGTCACAGAGGAAGAAGCATTGCGAGGCGCACGGCTTCTTTGACCGAAACGGCGGGCACTCGGACCCGCAAAGGAAGTAGAAATGCCAGACGAAGAAAAAATTGAACCCTCAGAGGATGTCGAGACGGAAGCTCCCGAAGAGGAGTCCGCCGACGACGAGGTGAGTGAAGAGTTCTTCCCCGAGGATGAGCCGTCCGAGGACGAGGAAGAGGCGAAAGAGGAATTTGACATCCAGGATCCTGGTGAACCTGAAGAGGATCCCGAGGACGACGAAGAGGAAGTCCCGGAGCAAGACGACGACGAAATTCTCGAGGACGACGATGATCCTGCTGGTGAGGCCGACCTAGAGCCGGCCGGGGAACAGGCGGGTATTTCTCCCGAGTTGTCTGAGCGTGCTGCCGGTGTCGGGGTGACCGAGGAGGATCTGGATCTCTTTGCGTCGCCCGAGGCACTTGAGCAGTATGTTGCCCGTCGCGAGCAACAGGACGACGTTGAGGCGGCCCCGGCCGTCGTGGAGAAACAGCAGGAGTACACCGTAACGCTCGACCCCGAGCTGTACGACGAAGAAATCATTAGCGAGTTTTCCTCGCTGGCCAAACACTTGACCAGTGAGATGGAGCAGGTTCGCGCTGCACATGCCCAGGTGCTTTCGCACCTGGATGACGAGCAGCAGCGTGCCTTTGTTGCCCGGATGGATGCAAGATTTGCCTCTATGCCGGATGAGCTGCGGAGTGTTTTCGGAACCGGATCGTTTGATGAATTGGATCCAAACGGGCCGGAGATGAAGGCACGGGCCGAGGTGGTTGACATGTTCAATACCCTGGCCGACAAGTACCCCTCGCAGTCCGAGGACGTGGCATGGAACAGGTCTCTCAGTGCCCTGCACGGTGAGGCCATGACAAAAACCGAGCGGTCAAAAATTCGCTCTAGTATCCGCAGCCAGCGGGCCGTCGCCAACCGGCCCACGCAGCGAGAGTCCAGTGGCAACCTGACGCCACAGGAGGCTGCCGTTGCAGCGGTCGCGGAGAAGATGAGTGACTTCTGATCGCAGATACCAGGAGAAATAAGCTATGGCTCTCAGCCATGACCAGATCCTGGACCTCGTAAAGACCACCCAGAAAGAACTGGGGAAGATGCGGTGGACCGAGATTGCCACCGATCTTCAGGAGTACGAAGTCCTTTCCAAGATGCTCAAGAGTAGCAAGGTTTCCTTCGCCACGGGCGAGGGGATCCAGCGCAATGTTATGACTGACATCTCGGGTGCTGCAAAACACGTCGGACTCTATAATTCCGACGATGTTAATGTCGGAGACGTGATGCAGGTCATTGACGTGCCCTTCCGGCACTCGACGACCAATTACGCCTTTGACCGTCGCGAACGTGCGATGAACGAAGGTCCCGAGCAGATCGTGGAGCTGATCAAGGTTCGCCGTGCGGACGCGATGATCAGTCTCGCCAAGTTGCTCGAGGACACTTTCTGGGACGACCACAACGGCGACAACGTGACGCCGTTCGGTATTCGCTACTGGGTTCAGGGTGCAACCACCCAGGGATTCAACGGCGGGAACCACGCCAGCTTTGCGTCTGGTCCTGGTAACCTGAGTTCGAGCGACTTTAGTCGGTGGAGCAATTACACCGACAAGTTCACGAACCTGACCAAGGCCGATGTGGTCAAGAAACTCCGTAAGGCTCACCGCCTGACGGACTTCAAATCGCCCGTGGACATCCCGGACTACCGGACCTCCAAGGGTCAGAACTACCGAATCTATATGAATGAAGAGACGATCTCTGCGTTCGAGGATATCGGTGAAGCGTCCAACGAGAACCTGGGCAGAGACCTGGCTCCGATGGACGGGAACATTTCGTTCCGCCGCAACCCGTTGGTTTACATCCCGAAGCTGGATGCCGAAACCAACAAGCCCATCTACCTCATCAACTGGGGTGTCTTCTCGGTGTTCTTCCTGAAGGGTGAACATCTCCGCGAGGACGGGCCTCTCCGCGTGGCTGGTCAGCACAACGTGTACCAGGTGCATGTTGACCTGTCCTGGAACTCCCTTTGTGTTGACCGTCGTCGGCTGGCCAAGCTCAGCACCGACGGCGAAGCCTAGTATAAGAAAGGAGAACTCAACATGGCCGTTGAAGTTCAATACCGTGGCGACAACTCGGACGCAGGCCCCAGCGATGGGGTGTGGTTCGATGTCGACCCCCTTGCTTTTCCGAAGAAGCAGGTTGAGATTTTTGAGGACTTTGTCACTAACCATAACCTCGCCTCGGGGGGAGCACCCCCGAACCAGGGGCTGGTCGGTGGCGTTCTGAATCTCGACACTGACACCGACACGGTGGAAAGTTACGCCGCATTCAAATTGGCTGACGGCAAGGACCTCACGTTTGAGGCCCGCGTCCAGCAGCCCGTGACACTCGCGGCTTTCCGCTTGGGTCTTGAAAGCGCGGATAACAGCGACCGCATCAGTTTTGAAGTGGCTGCTGACAGTGCCGTGTTACATCACGACAACGGCGCGAATGATGACATCATTGCGACAACGGCTTTGCCTGTCGCGACGTGGACTAAACTCGGATTCCGTGTTCGCGGATCTGGGGACGACACCGAGTTCACGGCCTACAAGGATGGTGTGAAGGTCGCGTCCAAGAAGTTGAGTGGCATGGATGCAACCTCGGTTGCGTCTGAAACCATGTTGTTGAAGATCACCCTGCTTGATGATCCTGATCTCTATGTGGATTGGGTCAGGGTGGCCCAGCTTCGCTAGTCGTCGGGTTTAGAAGGGTAACCAGGGGGGTGGGTGATAAGGCTCACCCCCCTGGGCACCTGGACAGGAGTCCTTCATGGCATTTGCAGTTGCCAGCCGAATCAAGGAAACCACCACGACGACCGGCACCGGCACGCTCAACCTGGCCGGCGCGGAAAGCGGCTACCAGACATTCGTCGCAGGAATTGGAACCACCAACTCCACGTATTACTGCATTGAGAGCGGAACGGCGTGGGAGGTCGGTCTCGGCACTGTAACCGACGCGACACCAGACACGCTCTCACGAACGACTATCCTCGCCAGCTCCAACAGTGGCAGCGCGATCACGTTGTCTGGCACGTCTACCGTGTTCTGCACGCAGCCGGGTGAGCATGCGGTTGTGGCCAACCCGTATGATTCCCTGACTTACAGTGATGATTCTTCAACTTTGGTCGCTGGCAGGAAATACCTGGTTGACACCTCCGGTGGTACAACGGCACTGACATTCCCCACGGCCGCAATTGGGAACCATGGCCAGGCCATCACCGTTCGCAAGACGACCACAGATGCCAACACGGTCACGCTTACTGTCAGCGGGGTGACCGTCAAGCTCTGGGCACAGGATGACTTTGTGGAATGTGTCTCGGTGGCTTCCGGGGGCGGTTACGCCTGGAAGGTTTTCAGTCACTATTTAGCACCTCACGTTGCGACCGTTTACAGGGATACCAGGTGGCCGGCTTCTAGTGATACCAGCTCAACGTGGCCAGGCACCCGCGTGGACTGGACAACCGCACATTCATATAACGTAGGACCGACTACGGATGTCTCAACAAATCACAATATAACCATCACACGCGCCGGTC